CTCGGCCGAGGCGTCGGCCTCGGCCTGGGCCCGCTTCTTGGCATAGTAGTCGGCGAGCAACGCCAGGAGCTCCTCCTTCTGCCTCGTCGAGAGCTCCTTCTGGCTCAGGATCCGGGCCTCCTCGGCCAATCGTTCCTGCTCGAGCGCCCAGCGCTTGTACTCGAGCTCCGAGAGCGTCATCTGCTTGACGGCGTCTATGAGCTTGGCGCGCTGGTCCTGGAAGCTTTGCGCCGCGGCCAGGCGTCCCGCCCACCACTCGGCCTCGGCAGTCTTGACCTCCTCGAGGAAGGCCTGTTCTTCCTGCTTGCGCTCCTCCTGGAAGGACTTCTCGATCGCGGCGAGCTCGATCGCCCGGGCCTGGGCGAGAAGCCCAAGCTCCTGGTCGCGCGCGCGAGCGTCCGTGAGCTCCTCTGCGATCGCCTTTTTACGCGCCGCATAGGCCTCCTCCGCGGCCCAGCGGGCGTACTCGATCTCGGAGAGCGTCCCCTTCTTGACGACGTCGAGGAGCTCCGCGTGGACCGACGAGACGACAGCCTTCATCTGGCTGGCAGAATCTCCGATCCCGTCGTAGCTCGCGCCGATCTTCTCGCCGGCAGCCTTGGCATCGTCAGCCATGCCCTCGGTCGACTCCTTCATCCTTTCCCGCGACTCGGCGATCGAGGCCTTGGCCGCGGCCAGCCCCTCCTGGAGGTTCTGGACGAACTTGCGGACGATCGGGATCTTGGCGATCTGGTCCATGAGCCAGAGGAGCTTCGAGATGACGAAGTCCGCCACGGCCTGGAAGATCGAGACAGCCGAGTCGCGGAGCCACCGGAAGGCCCCGACGACCGTATTCGCAATGGCCAGGGCGATCGTCTTCAGGGCCGAGAAGAGCCCGCTGAAGGCGTCGATGATCCCCTGAACGATGGGGCCGAGGACACCGGCGATCGTCTTCCAGACGGCCACGAAGAAGGTCTTGAGATAGGTCCAGAGCGTGACGAACCAGCCCTTGATCTTCTCCCAGTTCTTGTAGACGAGAACCCCTGCGGTGACGAGCCCGGCGATGGCCAGGGCCACAAGCCCGATCGGGCCTGTGAGCATCGTCCAGGCGGCCCCCATCTGCGGGGCGAGAAGGATGAGCTTCCCCATGATGACGAGAAGCGGGCCCAGGGCGGCCGCAAGCCCCGCCAGGACGATGAGCACGGCCTGCGCCGGACCGGGAATCTTCGAAAAGGCGCGCGCGACCGCCTCGACGATATCCGCGAGTGGCGGGAGCCAGTCCTCGGCGATCTTCAGAAACATCTTCCCGAGCGGCTCGAGGGCCAGGGTGATCTTGTTCTTCGTCTCGGCCCAGATCTCGGCGAATCCCCGGGTGTCGGCGTTGGCCGACTGCAGCGCCCCGCTCGAGGCCTGAAGCTTCGAGACGAGCTCGTCGAGCTCGAAGCGCCCCTCCCGGATCGCCGCGGCCATGTCCGGGCCGGCCCGGGCCCCGAAGAGCTCGAGGGCCAGGCGGTTGGCCTCCGACGTGTCACCCGTGGCTTTGATTTGCTCGATCATTCCGCGGAAGCTCTCAACGACGGGTTTGCCGTCCCTGGCCATGTTGCCGAGGGCGATCCGGAGCGACCCCATGACGAGGTCGGCGTTGACGCCCTCCTTCTCGAACTTGCCGATGAGCGCCGCAGCGGTCTCGAAGTCGAAGCCCATCTGCCGGAGCGGCGCCCCGTAGCGGACGATCGACTGGTTGAGCTGGTCGAGCCCGACGCCGGTCGTCTGGGAGGCCGCAAAGAGGACGTCGAGCGCCGCCGGCGCGTCCTTGAGCTCGATCCTCCAGTCGCCGAGCGTCCGGGTGAACGAGGCCACAAGCTGCACCGAGTCGACGCCCATGAGCCTGGCCGCGTCGAGTGTGCGGCGGGCCAGGTCCTCGAGCGCAGGGCCGGCCAAGCCCGTCCGGGTGTGGAGGTCGGCGATGACCTTGGAGACCTCCATGATGTTCTGGGGGACGGAGCGGGCCACAGCCTTGGCCGAGGCCTCGAGCGACGCCAGGGCCTCGCCCGTGGCCCCGGTCCCGGCCCGGATCGTATCCATCGCGTCGTCGACGTCGAGGGCCATCTTCGTGGCGGCGACGCCGACGCCCACGAGCGGCAGAGTGACGGCCGCGGTAAGCCCCATCCCGACCTTCTGGAGGCCCGCTCCGAGGTTCTTCAGGTTGCTCTGGGCGTTCTTGAAGGCGCGCTCGTACTCGGAGACGTCGGCCCCGATCTTGACCAGCAGGTTCTTGATTACCACAGGTCACCGCTCATTTGATGTTCAGGCGCTTGCGGAGCGCCCGGAGCTCCCTCATTCTCTCGGCCTTGGTCCTGGGGCCCGCGCCCTCGGCGGTCAGAAGCTTCGGCATGAGGTCCATCGGATCGAGCGATCGCCCCCGCCTCAGGTGCGGACGAAGCAGCAGGCTCGTGAACCAGGCCAGCCGGAACCATCTCTCTTTCTCCCGCTCGTTCTCGGCCGCCACAGCCCGGGCCAGCTCCGCCGGGAGCAGACGCTTGAATTCCCGCTCCCGGATGATCCCTACGTAGGCAGCTTCGCGCCGGGCCTCTTCGAGCCAGGGACCACGCGCCTTGGCCCGGGCGCTTTTTTTCCCTCTCCGGCCGCGGCCGCAGGATCGTACTTCATGCCGGCGTGGGCGAAGATCGCCTCCGTCACGAGAAGCGACAATTCCATGATGGAGTAGCGGCCCTCGCGGATCCCGGCGTTGAGCTCCCGCTTGACCTCTTCGATTGCCGGCTGCGGATCCTCCCAGGAGAGCCCGGCCCAGACGAGGAACGGCACGTCGAGGGTGGTGATATTGAGCTTGAGCGGATCGAAGTCCTCCGCCTTCGTATTGCTCTTCTTGGCGAAGTAGTCGGCGATGAGGTCCCAGGCGCCGAAGTCGTAAGCGAGCTGATGCGGCTGCGCGAGCGCGATCGTGTATTCCTTCACGCGCGCTCCTTTACGGCAGCCTGACGGCCGCCACGGTGACGCTCGTGACGTCGGAGTAGGCGACCTGCGCCTTCTCGGCGGCGTCGTTGAAGCGCGCCTTGGGGAAGGGCCCGATGAGCCGCTCCCCTCCCGCGGGGACGGCGACCGCGACGTTGTGGTCGAAGCCCTGGTTGCAGCCGGCCTGGGAGTCGACGGTGACGGTCACCTCGGAGCCTCCCCCGTTCTTGACGTGGAGGTATTCCCGGCCGGAGTTGGGGAAAGCGTCCCCGCCCGCGGCCGCGGCGCCGTATACCGGATTGAGCCCGGAGAGAGAGATTGTCTGTACGGTGAGATCGGCCATCGCACCCTCCCTACGACTCGACGATCGGGCCGATGTTCTTGAGCGTGAAGCTCACCGAGGCGGCGTCGTCGTGGGGCGCCTCGATCGGCATCTCCGTGAGCCGGAAGAACCCGGTGTAGGTCTTGGCCGGGGTGATGACCTGGCACTGGAGGTCCTTCCTCTCCCAGAAGCCCTTCTTGACCTCGAGGAACCCGGCGTCGTCCTCGATCAGGAAGGCGTCGAATTCGACGTCGAAGGCCCGGAGCCCGGCCAGGTTGTCGGCCCAGCCCTCGTTGTCCTTGTCGGTGACGTCGATGTCGGAGAGCGACGGCGTGATGGTCGCGCCGCGCTGGCCGCCGACCTTGGTCCAGACGGGGCTCCCGACGGTCCCAGTGTTTACCTTGAGGTAAACATCCAATCCGCGCACTTTAGCCATGTGTTACCTCCTCTCCGCAGAGGCTTCGGAGGGCCTCTGGCGGAAAATGTATCTCAGCGGAATCCGGGCGCTTCTGCGCTCCGGGTACTGAACGGCATGAAGGAAGAACCGGGCCTCGCCGTGAGACTGGGTCTTTCCGGGCTCGGCGGCCCGGATCGCGGCGTCGAGCGCCGCCTCGGCCGCCGCCCTGTCGTGGGCGGTGACCACCGCGTCCACCGCATAGTCCCTCTCCTCATCCGGCGGGACGCGGAAGCGGAGGAGGCTCGTCTTGAACTCGAGCGTCGCGCCGGCGGGAAGGACGAGCTCGCTGCGGACGAGTCTTGCGACGTCGCAGGGCTCGAGCTCGCGCGGGGGCGCGGGCGTGCGCCGGGCTTCCTCGGCCATGAGCGCCGAGAATTTCTCGACGGCCTCAGGGGCCGGCTGCGGGGTCTCGATCGGATCGGGCTGAGGTTGCGGCGCCTTCTTCTTGGCCATGCTAAAGCTCCTCGATGAGGTATTTCATCCGGAGGATCCCGTGGCGGGTGACGCCGTCGAGGTCCACGATGACGTCCTGCCCGTCGAGCTCCTGGTGGACGACCCGGAACTCCGAGCCCAGGTCCGGGGTCCAGCCGGCGGTGATCGCACGGAGGACCTCGTCCATCATCTCCAGGCATTCCTTCCGGCCCTGATACTGGCTCCAGAAATGGAACGTCTGGAGGACGGTCTGTCCGGGCTTCGACTTGTCCGACCAGGGGAGGGCCGACGTCTCACCCACCTTGACGTAGGGGAAGGCGGCCATCTCCTCGGTCCCATCGCTCACGGTGTAGCTCGAAAGCGCCTTGATGCGCTGGAAGAGCGCGGTCTGAAGCGGCCAGAGCGGGGACTTCATCTCGCCATCTCCTCGGCCAGGCGCTTCTCGATCTCGCCCTCGTGGGAGAAAAAGGCCGGGAGCAGGAACGGCCGGGCCTGGGTGCCCCGGCGGGCGATCTTCTTGGCGATGGCGTAGCCGGCGCCGTCCATCCCGTGGCGGTGGGCCCACTCCTCGAGCGGCTGGACCGGCGGGAAGTGCTTCTTCGTCCCGAGCTCGACGTAGAGGCCGTAGGGTTCCTCGGGGCCGATCGCGGCGCCGAAGCCCCGGGACACCGTGTCGACCGTAATCGATTGACGGAGCCCTCCGGTATCGATCGCGCCCAGGGCCCGGACGTTGTCCACGGCCTGCGCTTGGATCTTGACGGCCATCTCGTTGATGACGCGCTTGACGCCTTCGCACTTCTTGAGCTGCCGGTTGAACTCCCGGTCAAGCTCGCGCGCGCCGACGACAACCACCTTCTGCTTAGGCACAGGCCTCCTCCTCGCACATGAGCTTCAGGAACCGCCGCCGGCCGTCGAGATCCTGGACCGAGGTGATGTCGTAGACACCCGCACGGTGGACGACCCGCATGTCGTTCCGGATGTCCGCGCGCCAGCGGATGAAGATCTCATGGGTCGTCGTGGCCTCGACCTGCTGGGCGTAGTAGCGCTCGGCGTTCGAGACGGGCCGGACCGCGGCCCAGACGGTGACAAGGTCCGTCCAGAAGACGGTCTTCCCGCCTCCGCCGTCGTCGACGGGAGCGCCCGGGCGCTGGATCGTCACCCGCTCCCGGAGCTCCCCGATCTCGACCTTCTTCATGAGACCGTTCTCCTGAAGACCTTGTAGGGGAAGAGCAGCGCATCCGCCTCCTGCACCTCGTTCGTGAGGGGGTGGTTGGCGCCGAGGATCCTCGCGTCCTCCCGGCCCTCGTAGAGAAGCGCCGCACGCTTCCGGATGGCCTCGCGGATCTTCTCCGGGACCGCCGCCGCGGCGTCGCCGTAGCCGGCCCGGAAGGTAACGATGAACGAGGCGAAGCCCCGATGAAGGGGCCAGGACGCCCCATCCGCAAGCCGCACACGGCCCGGCGCATCGCCGCCGAGCTCGATCCAGTAGGACGCCGCCGGGACTTCGGTCTTCGCGCCGGCCGCGTCGACGACCTCGATCTTGGTCACCGCCTGGAGCGGCGGGAGCGGCAGCTCGATCTCCGCGGGGGCCTTGTCGAGGACCATCTCCCAGGTCTGGGTGATGAGGGCCCGGCGGGTGTAGTGCTCCGCGTATTGGCGGGCCGCCGAGATCTTCGACTGGATCAGAGCGTCATCGTCCGCGACGTCAACGCGGAGATGCGCCTTCATTTCCTCGAGCGTGACGGGCTCGAGCGCGGGCGGTGTGACGGGGACGAGCCTCATTTCGGCTTCGACCCGTCCTTCTTCTCCGAGGGGCCCTTGCCCATCTTGTCCTGCTCGCAGACCTTGGCGGCGAGCCAGGGCTCCGCGAGAGAGGCCGGCAGCTCGTAGGTCTTGCCAGCCTCGAATTCCCGGACGTTGAGGCCGTCCGGGGCCGCGGTCCGGGTCGTCAGCATTCTGACCTTCATGGTCATCTCCTTCGGTAGGATGGGGCCGGGGACGGCATGACGCCGCCCCCGGTCCTTGGCTTCTTTCTTCGATTCGACCTCGACCGTCATCAGGCGACAGGATTGTGCCGGGCGCCTCCGAGGACGATGTTGGCGCCGATGACGCCGCTACCGGTGCCGGCCCCGGTGGGGACCTTCAGGTTGGCCTTGAGGTAGCGCTTCGAGCCGACGTATTCGAACGTCTTGACCGTGTTGCTTTCGCTCGCGGCCTGGTCGAAGGTCGGCTCGGTGCCGATGAGGTCCGCGTCGGCGACGGCCGTGAAGCCGCTGCCGGAGACGTCGCTCTCGACGAGCTCGACCTCGTAGACGTTGACCTGGGCGCCCAGGGCCCCGGAGAAGCACTCGACGAGCGCTTTCTCGTAGCCCTGGCGGTCGACCTCGACGCCCTCGACGGCGCCCCCGGCCTTGGTGTAGGCCGCGGCCGGGAGCGAGACCTTGCTCAGCAGGTTGTGCTTGAGGTCCATGTGTTACTCCTTACCGTTGGATTTATGGCCCTGCTACGCCTTGATCTGCAGGACCCGGATGGCCTCGGACAGGATGACCTGCCCGCCCACGCGCTTGCGCGCGGTGAACTCGACCTGGCCCTGGAGCTTGAGCGTGTAGGGATCGCGGAGCGTGGCGATGCCGAGCCGGTCGACGATGAGGTAGGCCCTCCGGAAGTCGCCGAACAGGACCGCGTAGGCGTTGGCCGCGACCGCCGGCATGTCGATGCACTCGAGGATCGGCCGGCCGAGGATCGTCGACGGCATGTTGACCGCCAGGCTCGGCATCCAGATGTAGTGGTTGGCCGCGTCCTTGAAGAGGACGACCTTCTGGACGGTCGAGCGCTTCATGGCCCAGGTGCCGTTGCTGGCGTAGGGCTCCGGGAGGCCGTAGTACAGGTTGAGGATGTCCGTGACGCTGAGGTCGCCGGACGTGTCGCCCGCGATCTTGGCCGCCAGCACCGCCGCGTTGGTGAGGATGCCCTCGGGCTTGTTGACGCTGTTGCCCTTGAGGAAGGCCTCGCCCTCGGCCACCCCGAACTGCTCCGTGAACTCCGAGCTGAGCTCGGACTCGAGGTTGAAGTCGGAGTCCTCGAGATCCCAGTTCGAGACCGGGACGTCGGCATAGAGCTCGTGGGTGGGGATCTTCTCGAGCCCGTACTTGAGGCCCGAGGTCTCGCTCTTGGTGCCGCTCTCGGTGATCCACCGGGCGGCGAACGTGCCGGTGCGCTTGCGCGCCCAGACCTCGGTCTTGCCGGTCTGGCGGACCCGGGCGACGCTGCGGATGGGCGAGAACTGGACGAGGCCCTTGATGATGCCCTGCTCCATCTCGGGGGTCGTGAGGTAACCCCCAGTGGTGTCGTCCGAGAGGCGCATCGCCTTCTGCTCCTCGGGCGAGACGGCGCCCTTGCGGAGCCAGGCGTCGTAGGCCTTCGTCTCCGGGCTGGGTCCGGCCTTCGTGTCGGAGCCGGGCAGGACGATGGGCGGCCGCGCCATCTTCGTCTCGATGTCGCCGATCCGTTCCTTCAGCCCGTCGAAGTCCGTGAACATCTTCTTGGACTTCTCCTCGTAGTCGGCCTTGGTCATCGCTCCGGAAATGAACTTCTCGTGTTCGGTCCGGATCTCGCCGACCAGCTTGTTGAGTTCCTGGAGTTCCTTGACTTCAGGTGCCATGTTGGTTTGCCTCCTGATACATGGATTTGAATTTCGTGAGCCCTTCTTTGAGCTCTTCCAGCGAGTGGGGTCCCGGCTCGCCGGTGGTATCCTGCGGCTTCCCGGCGGGGTCAGTGGTTTCCTCCGGCTGACTGCCGAGAAGTGCGTCCAAGGCCTTGCGGGCCTCTAGGATCTTGGCCTTCGCTTCGGGCGAGGAGAACCGCTCGTCCTCCTCCATCTTCGTGATCATATCGATGATCCCGCCGGGCTCGATCGACTTGATGTCCGTCACCTGCGCCAGGTCATTCATCGGCCAGGGGGTGAAGGAGACCTCATAGAGTCTCACCTCCTTGAGGATCCGGATATCGTCCCGGAATTCCCGGACGACCGCGTCGTAGCCGATCGACATGCCCATGACGGAGCGGCGCTTGAGCGACATGTGGAGCTGGCGGGGGTCGGACAAGGGCTTTCCCTCGAAGTCGTTGATGTAGAGAAGCCCGTTGACCTTGAGCCCGAAACCGTCCTGCTCGGCGGTGACGTCGCCCACGGGAATCTTCATCCCGTTATGCGCCCAGAAGAGCGGGAAGGTCTTCTTCTCCATGAGGGTCTTGGTGAAGGCCCCCTTCTGGATGAGGTCCTTCCCTTCGTCGATGGTGTCGAACACCGCAGCGTAGCCGGTGAAGGCCCCGTCGTCTTGGATCTGCTTGAGCGTGAGCTTGAAGGCTTTTCTTTCCATCGTCTCTCTCCTTACCCGGCTGCCACGAGCTCGTACTGGACGGTGCACCGGCACTGGATGTGCGCCGGCGGCCGTTGCTTTCCGCAGCTGAACGGCGCCTCGAGGTCCTGGGTCTCGCCGTCGAGCGGCTGGCAGATGGGACAGGTCCGTTCGTCGTCGGCTGTGGCCCAGCTCTTCTTCACCCGGCCTGAGACGGCGCCCGACTGGACGGCCTCCCGCATGGCCTCAAACTGGCCCTCGCCGTAGGCCTCGGCGAGCTCGTTGCGGGCGATCGTCATGGCCCGGTTGCGCTTGAGGAATTGGGCGTAGCGCTCCATCTCTTTCATGGCCTTCGCCGGCGAGACGCCCATCGCGATCATGTCCTCGTAGCGCTTCGCGACCGCCTGGGAATAGCGGGCTGTCAATCCCACGTGGCTCTCGACCATCTTCGAGATCTGGAAAGCCGACATCGGCTTCTCGATGACATAGGTGCGGAGGATCGAGTTCACGACCTTCTGGGTCTCGAGGTTGATCTCGACGATGAGATCGGCGGCGAATCCGTCGACCCACTTCTGGACCTGGGGCTTGGTCAGGATCGAGGAGTCCTTCCGCTTGAGCCTTACAATCCGCTCGGCGATCTCCCGGTCGGCCGACTCGAAGCCGGCGAAGAGCTCCGGGGCGACCTTCTCGCGGACGAACTGCGCGGTCGCCTCTTTCCAGATCCACAGGAGCGCCTCAGGCATGACGCCGGCCTGGAAGGCCGCGCGGTCCTTCTCGTCGATCATGGCCGTCTGAGCCCTCCAGAGCCTCAGAACGTCCCGGCTGAGTCCGGGCTCCCGGGCCCCAAGGAAGCGCCGCAGCAGCCTCTGGGCATCGACGCCGGAGAGAAGGATCGTCCGTTTCACTGGAGCTCCTCCCCTTCCGGAAGCCCGGTGATCGCGTCCAGAGGCACGACCGAGCCGGCGACGGTATACCCATCGAGACCCTCGATCCGCTCCCAACCCAGGGCCTGCCGCTGCTCGTTCCGGTTGAGCGACCCGCGGTCGACCATGCTGTTGAGGTCAACAATGAGTTTTGAGCGGTCGTCCCGGATCGCCTCGATCGACTCGCGGTCGTAGTCGACGACGAGCATCTCGCCGAAGAGCGGCACGAGCCAATTGTTGAGCTCGTCCCTCCACCAGTTGAGCTTCGGCAGGATATTGTCTTGGTAAAGGGCCTTACGCGCCTCCTGGTAGTTCGAGTAGGTTTTGTTCTCCCCGTCCCCGATGAGCTCCGGGGCGACGTTGAAGACCGTGGCGATCTTGAGCCGCGTCTGTTTGTCGAGCTTGTAGAAGTCCATGTCCTTCGGGGAAAGGGAGATGATCTGGGCCTCGAGCCCGCCCTCGAGCGGCCCGATGGGCTTGCCGGCGTTGAGATAGCCGAGCCAGTCCGACTGCATCATCTCCTTGATCCGATCGTACTGCTCGTCGGTGATGTTGCCGGCCGTCTTGATGAGCATCGAGGGCCGGGCGTCGTTCGTGAGGAGCCGCGCGTTCCACTCGGCCGAGAGGTTGAGGACGTCGATCTCCGGCGCCGCCACCTCGAGCTTGCTCAGCCCGTACCAGTCGTTCGTGGGGTGGAACTCTTTGAGGTGGAGGATCTCCTCGGCGCGGTAGACAAGGGGCGCTCCGCCTGTCCGGTACTCGTAGCCGGCCACGGGCTGGAGGGTAGTGCCGGGGACGACGCGCATCCGGTCAGGCCGCTGGTTGTAGAGCTCCCGCGGGGCCCCCATCTTCGGGCCGGCCTTGTAGACGTAGTTGTTCCCGGCGAGGAGCAGATACCGGATCCCCTCGTCAAAGAAGCGGGCCTGGGCCTGGCGGGGATTCGGATGGGCGAGAAGCCGCATGATCTCGTGGTCCTCCGAGAGCTCTTCACGGACGGACTTCCCGGCCTTCATTTTCTTCGTGTAGCCGACCCAGCGGACGCCGGCGAAGGCCTCGGCGATCTTATCGACGCAGGCGTAGATGCACTCGAGCTTCTGGTAGCCCTCCCGGGCCAGCTGCTCATACTGGCGGGGCGTGTAGACGGGGCTTTTCCCGGTGATGAGGATGATCGGCCCCCAGGAGGGATTCTCCTTCTTCTGGGGCGCGATGGCCCGCGCGTGAGCACCCGGGCGAAGCGCAAGGGCGGTCGTCGCGGTTGTCATGACCAGAAGTTCCTCATTCTCGGGATAGGGCCGGGAGGAAGGACATGGGCCAGGGCGTAGATCACGGCCTCGGCCTCGTCGGGCGACCGGCCGAGCTTCTCCTTGATCTTCTCCTTCTCGACGATCTCGATCTGGCCGGAGGAGTTGACCTTGTACTTGATCGACAGGAACTGGCTCATGACCTCCTTCGGGATGGGGAGGGAGAGATCTTTGAGGAGCTCGCGCATGCCCCAGTGGATCTCGGCCCGCTGGTTCTTGAACCGGGCCTTGTCGCGGGCGGCCGCGGCGCCGTGGACCTCGAGGATCTCGAAGCGGAACTTGAAGCCGGACTTCTCGAGCTCCTTCTGGTCCTTCTCAGAGAGGGCCTTCTTGACGAGCTCCAGGACCAGGGCCTCTTTATCGGGCTTCTGTTCCCGGAGCCGGTCGACGATCCCCGCGCCCAGGCCGTCGGCGTCGACCTTGATCGTGATCTTCTTAAGGCCGTCTTGGATGAGCTCGAGAAGCGGCAGCGAGAAGATGTCCCGCCAGATCTCGCCGGTCGATCGCATGAGGTCGAGCCCCTGGGCCGAGAAGACGATCCGGACCGTCATCCCCTGCCGGCGCGTGATCACGGTCTTGTCGTCACCGGAGCGGGCCGCGTCGACGCCGTACTCGATGGGGAAGCCGTGCTCGGCCGTGCGCGCGAAGGCCTCGTTGAGCTGGAGGTAGCCGAAGACATCGTCCGGGGCGCCGGCGGCATTCCAGTCGCCGTGGAGAAGCGCCTTCACCTGGTTCTCGTCCAGGATCTGGAGGAGGTTCGTGACGTAGTTCGGCGGGAGGTTGGCCAGGTTGTCGGCCGGGAGCGCCGGGATGAAGACGTGGTCCGGGAGGCTTCGCTCGATGAAGCGCTCCTTGAGCCAGCCCTGCGAGGGATTGCAGGTCATGAGGAAGTGGTACCGGATCCCGGGGAGCTTGAACCGGAGCCGGGTTGAGAGCATCTTGAATTCCTGCTCGGTGAACTCCTCGGCCTGGTCGAGGGCGATGAAGCCGTACTCTCCGCCCATGAACTTCTGCCAGTCGTTCGGGCCGTCGCCGACCCCGCCGTAGCGCAGCCGCGAGCCGTTCACGAACTCGATGAGCTTCTCCGAAAGGTTCCAGCTCGAGACGATCTCCCTGGGCGTAAACTTCTCGAGCTGGGGGAAGACCGTGTCGCGGAAAGAGGGCCAGGTCTTCCGCATCAGGAGCCCGAAGTTTCCCGGATAGTCGAGCACGAGCTGCAGCGACTCGTTGACGATGGCCCCGGTCTTGCCGCCGCCCAGGGCCCCGCCGAAAAGCTTGAACATCTCGGGCCGGGTGTGGAATTCCATCTGCTTCGGGTTCCGGCGCGGGTCGTAACGCTCGGTAAGGTCCACGGTCAGGGCTTCGGGAGTCATTTCTTCACGGGCTCCTCGGGCCGGGGAACGGCCGTGATGACGTTCACAGTGGCGCCGCCCTTGACCTCGCCGGAGTGCTGGACGTCCTGCTTGTCGCGCCAAAGGTCGGGTCGGCGGTTCTTGAGCCAGAAGATGATGGCGCCGGTATCGCCAGCCTTCGCCTTCTCGTAGAGGCTTTTCGTGATTTGGAAGTCGGCCTTGAGCTTTCCCCTTTTTAGGGACTGCAAAAAGTCGGGATTCGATTTCTTCCAGTAATTGAGCGTACGGGGGGAGATTCCGAGGACGATGGCGATTTCTTCGTCGACGAGGCCCAGGGAAGCCACGACCTCGACCTGGTCAAGATGGACCGGGAGTTCCTTGACCGGCCGGCCGAGCTTGGCGACTTTGACCTTCATTTCGAAGCCTTCCCGATCTCACGCTCGGAAATGCCCGTGTACTTGGCGAAGCGCGCGATCGTGACGTCGCAGTACTTCGGGTCGAGTTCCATCCCGTAACAGACGCGGTCCGAGATCTCGGCGGCGATGAGGGTGGATCCTGAACCGAGGAAAAGGTCCAGAACGATCTGGCCGGGCTTGCTCGAGTTGACGATGCCCTTGGCGCAGAGCTCCACCGGCTTCATCGTCGGGTGCTGGTCCGAGGCGGAGGGTCGGTTGATCTCCCAGATCTCGGTCTGCTTGCGGTCGCCGCGGAAGCTGCTCTTCTTCAGCCAGCCGTAGAAGCAGGGCTCATAGATCCGCTGGTAGCAGGCCGGCGAGAGGACGAGCTGCTGCTTCTTCCAGATGATCGTCGCCGACCAGTGGACGCCGGCCTCGATGAGCGCCAGGCGTTGCCGCATGCCGGCGGGCCCCGAGGCACCCCAGACGTAGACGTCGCCGCCGTGGAGGTGCGCTTTAAAGGCCTCGATCATGGCCCGGTTGAACTTCGCCCACTGGGCGTCGTCCATCTTGTCGTTGGCGATGGAGCGGATCTTCCAAGCGTGGTTTTTCGAGGAGCCGTAATCCACGTTGTATGGCGGATCCGTGAAGATGAGGTCGGCTTTCTTATCCCCCATGAGCCGCGAGACGTCGGCCGGATTGAGGCTGTCGCCGCACATGAGCCGGTGGCGGCCGAGCTTGAAGACATGGCCGCGGCGGGTCTTGGCCGGCGAATCGTCGACCGGAGGGACGGCGTCGGCTTTGGCGTCGATGTCGGGCCCGAACCGGGCGAGGAGGGAAGTCAGGTCGAGCGACTGGCCGAGGTCGACCTTGAAGTCGTCGAGATTGAGCTTGGCCAGGTACGGCTGGACGAGCTCCGCCAGCTTGTCGTCCTCGTAGTAGCCGGCCCGGTCGTTGTCCGAAAGGGCGTACTCGATCTTCTCGGCCTCGCTCTTGGGACAGACGATCGAGATCTCGACCTCCTTGGCCCCGAGTTCCCGGAGGGCCCGGATCCGCATGTTCCCGCCGAGGACGACGTACTTGCCGGCCTCGCGGTAGCAGACCAACGGCTTGTAGACGCCGAGCTTCAGGACCTGGCGCTTCAGACGCTCGAAGTCCAAGGTCTTGATCCCGCGGGGATTCTTGTCCCAGGGGACGACCTTGGAGATAGGGACCTTGCGGATGTCCATCAGTTCGGGCCTCCGGGCGGGGCCTCCCCGGTCAGGACGATCGTCTTGAGCTCGTCGAGCTTGGTGAAGATCTTGCCGTGGTCCTCGCGGTTCTCCCGCTCGAGCTTCAAGGATGAGTCTCGGAGAGCCTTGATCTCCCCCTCATGCCTTTCAAGCGTTAGTGAATGCGGGAGGATGTATTGCGCGTGGCCGTTTGTACCGGGCTTACCGGCCGCGGCCGCGGCTTTCGCCTCCGCTTCGCGGGCCTCGGCCTCCTGGCGCGCGGCCTTGTTGCGCGACATCTGGACAAACTTGTCGAGCCAGATCCCGACGTTGCTCACGATAAGGATCACCAGGCCGATGATCGTTGCGGTCCCTTGGCCGCCCTGTTTCGCGGCTTCGACGGCTGCCTGGCCCGCTTCGACGAGCATCAGACGACCCTCCACTTGCGGCCGAGCTCGTCGGCGACGATATAGGCGAGCAGGAACGGCAGCCCAAGGACGAGGAGCGCGTACATGGGCAGACAAGCAATGATCTTGAACAGGGCGACGATGTTGCGTTTCATGGTTCCTCCTTGCGGCTTAGAGCTTCGGGCCTTCTTTGGGCGGCTCCGTGCCGTCGTGAAGGATTGTGAACCGTCGCTTGTCCATCCCGAGCCGGACGAGTTCGTTCCGGGCCTTCTTGCATTGGCGGGCCGAGATGGGGAGGCTTTTCTTGGCCCACTTCAGGTCGGAACCCCAGTACCAGAGGACGAACGGCTGCTTCTTCTTCAGGAGCTTCGCCGCGACCTCGAGAAGCGGACCGATGATGGGAACGCTCATGCTAATACTCCCAGGAATGGGTCGACGATCTTGAAGTTAGAGCCGCGGTAGCCGAGCGGCCGCATCTTCACGAAGGCATTCTGGTCGACCGCGGCCTGGGGTGAGGTCGTGGAAGGTCCGCCGCCCGAGGCGCCGATCGTGTGGAAGTCGTCGACCATGAGCTCGACGTGGGTCGCGAGGCCCGAGGCGCTGAACCACAGGACAAGGCAGCCGGCGTAGCCCCTGGCCACGGCGCAGGCCTTGAACCGCTGATAAAGGCCCTCGGCGGTCGTATCGAAGCCGTGGGGCAGGATCCCGACGCTCTGAAGGACCTCGATGACCAGGCCCGAGCAGTCGAAGCCCTGGATCGGATCGTCACCGCCCCAGCGGTAGGGCAGGCCGAGGAATGACCAGGCGTACTCCACCGCTTTGGCACGGAGGTACTGGGCCTTCACGAGGTCCGGGGCCATGAGGGCTTCAGAGAGCGTCGGGGGCTGGGTCTAGGCCCGCTTATGGTAGAAATGGAACCAGCCCGTAGCCTCGCCGAAGATGGCCACCGAGTAGAGGATGAATCGCGGCAAGTCGAAGGGCGGATGAAGGATGAGGAAATAGGCCGCCACGACGCCCACGTTCACGATCCCAGTGACGATGAGGGCCGGCGTGCCCGACACCTTGGTCAGGGCCTTGATGCCGGCGACGATGCCGGTGACGATCCCGCCGCCGGCGATGACCAGGATGGCTTCCATCGTGGTCGGGTCGATGGACGGCGCCTCCTGGGGCGCGTCCTGCACGATCGTCGGAAGGGCGGGCGCGGGGTCGGCCGGGCGGGCGACGAGGGGCGCGATGGCGAAAGCGAGGACCGCGATGGCGGCTAGAAGACCGAAGAGACGCTTTTTCATGGAGACCTCCTAAAACAGACTGCGGACATGTCGCCATGATGATAAGGGGTGGGATTTTGCTCGAACCAGGAAACCCGTCCCAAATGGACGGGAAACCTGTCTCCGGAGGACGGAAAACCTGGGTCAATTACCCTATTGACAGGTTTTTAGGGCGACAGAACAGCTAATTGGAACGAGTTGAACTGCTCGCCTTGATCGCACGGCACCATGTCTACGCTTCCAAATGGCCCCTCATAGCGTAGACGCGGTGTTTTAATTAAATCGCAGACCTTTTTGCTTCTCTACTCAAAGATGATTTCAACTACCTCGGTGGATCCGGTGCCGGTCGGATTGTAGGATTTTACTCGGTAATAATATTTTGTGCCCGGATTAACGAGTTTGTCCTCGAACCATTGGGAATTCTTGGCAATTCGGGCCCTCTCAGTGAAGTCCGGATCGTACTCTTCCTTTCTCTCGATTATGAATCCCTGTTCGTTGTTAGCGTTGTCGAGCCAAGTAAGCAAAATGCGGTTAGCGTAGGAATCGGCCACAAGCTCCTGAGGCGCGCCAGGGGCATTTCCAAATGCCCGGCCTACCGCCGCGTTGCTGTGAGCGTAGCTCCCGTCAGCGAACTTTGCCCTGATCAAGTAATGATAATTGACGTCGACTGCGGCCGTCGTATCGAGGGTCAATCTGACGTTAGGCCCCACGCTTTTAAGCACGGTGTAATTTTCATCTCCCTCGACTTTCCTTAGGACATCGAAACCGGTTTCATTATTCGAACCGTCCTGCCAACCTAAGCTGATCGTGGCCCAGCCGTTGGGGCCGGCATAAAGATTGCTCGGAGCGCCCTGCACCGGAACTTGGATATAGAACAAATTGCTGGTGGTGGTGTAAGAAGTGCCCTGGACGCTGAACCTGATTCGATACCAGGGATAGTCGTTGTTCGCTACCGTCACTTTCGGCTGCCCATTCTGATCCGTAAGATGATAGAAGTCCCACGGATATTCGCTCGAGTCCAAGAGCAGAGGGTTCTGTTCTGTCGACTTGAAGATATATCCTTCAAAGGCGCTATCCTTCAGCAACTCTATTGTTATTGGCAAATCATGGGGAATTGCTGTGTGGCACCACCTGATCATGTTCGGGGCACCTTTAACAAAGCCCTCTGTCGGTTTGCGGAATTCGACAAGCGGGTACACGGATCCATAAGGGAATGGGGTATACGATCTGATTTGCGAAGAAATCCCCATATTGTTGAGACGAACGGTCGCGTTCCCATCAGGATTATATGGAGGGCTATAGAAAAGGTCTTCGAACGTTTCCCATTCGCGAATCGTAGCCCGCAATGAAAGCTCGGTCATTATATCACCGCGATTGACCGAAGGATCATCTCCTGGCCCCCAGCCAGTGAGGCCCGGGGGAGCAGTCGGCCCCTCGAGATTGGCAAGAACGGGATTTGAGGGGTCGACGAGATAAATGTAGCTGGTATGGGTATAGAAGTCCTGGGCCGAATGGAAATTCGTACCTTCTTCAAAAAGACACGAGTATCCACCATCCGGAAGAAGGCCATAGCTTGCGGCGAATGCTCTATGCAGGCCTCGTTGTTCTTTGACGAAGTCCCACTGATAAGGCATCGTTGACCCGCCATAATGAGCCCAGTCGGGCCATCTGCCAATGACATAGGTGGGCGGATCCCCGTCAGGCTCGGCAACGCCATCCTTGAGAGCGGACAACGCAGCGCCGCTGACCCCTCCCATCCTTTGGGCCGCCAGAAAGACGATGCTTTCGTGGCTCAATAAGTTGGAGTACGCACCCCAGAAGTTCTGAACCTTCCAGCCAGACATGGACAATTCAGAGAGGCAAAAGATGAGCATGAAGACCATACCGTAGACTAGAAATCTCTTCTTCACCTAGGCCTCCTCGATTTGATAATTTGCGAACTGGGACTTGGTGGTCCCAGATAGTTAGTGAGGTAGCAAATGTACAATTAGGCTATTACAAAAAGAAACCTGACAAGAAAAGATTCCATCCATTTTTTCTTGTCCCGAGGAGATCATGGAATCTATTGAAGAACAATGCCGTGGGGATGTCAAGAACTTTTGTCGCTAACGTTGAAGAAGGCTGTCATTTGATTTCTTTAATGAGGAAGGAAGCGTTGTTTAGGCGCTTGCACCAGATCTCCTTGGTGCATATGCCGGGTAGCTTGAAAGCTCTGATCTTCTGCATATCGCTCTGCTTGATGGTGTCTAAGACCACGCAGATTTTACGGATCTCTCGCTCGCGCAAGGCCTCGAGATTGAAATCCTCGCCTTGGAGAAGAGTGACCCTGTAGTTACTGTTGATTAGGACATCGGCCGCCCGCTTGATGGCTCTGGCCAGTCGTTTCCTTTCGGCTTTCGCGGTCATGTTTCAGCTTCTCAACTCAGCTGCATTTCTTCTCATTATCGATGAGATACTGGTTGAGCGCCCTCTCATACTCGCGGTCTCTCTTCTTTGTAGACCTCATGAATCCCCCGATGATCAGCCCGATGACGAGCGCGATGAAGATGAAGACGATCTGAAGCATGATCTACCCTCCTCCCCCGGTTTGAAAAGATTTCCCCCTGCTTTCCTCGGATGACGGAACGGCTGGTCGAGCCGATTGTGATGTTCCTGGCACAGCGCGATGAGGTTCATCCGGCGGTTGTCTGTGGGATCCCCGTTGATATGATGGACCGTGAGCACGACCTTGGACCCGGTCCTCGGATTCCGCTGTCCAGCCTCCACGCCGCAAAGCTCGCAGCGCCAATCAGCCCGCTTCCGGACGAGGAAAGAGATCCGCTTCCAGTTGTCCGGGTAGAGGCGTTTGCGCTCGCGTTTGATTGGCACCGAGGCCTCCGCTATTTCTTCGCCGTCTTCTTCGCCGACGTCTTCGCTTTCGAGAGGGACGCCGGCGGCGCCGGCTCCATCTCCCTCTCCGCCTTCTTGCGGACGATCTTCATGGACTCGTCAAGGTTCTTGAGCCGCGTCTGCAAGATGTCGATCTCGGCTTTGTTCCTGTCGATCGCCTTCTCGCAGTGCTTGATCTCGCCCTTCACCCAGGAGATCTCGCACTCGAGGGTGTTGACGACCTGGTCGACCGGACCGAAGAGGGGCTTGTCTTCCATCTCGATTCTCCTTTCGTTTCAGATTCCCAGGTCCCGCTGCTTCATCGAGGACACGGCCAGGCTAGGGAAATAAGCGAAAACGATCTTGACCCGGCGGGCCGCGACGAGCGGGCCCCAGCCGTTGGTGAGGTATTCCTTGAACTCCTGGACCTCCTCGGGCTTCGTGGCGATGAACATCCCGGCTTTCGATGTGCAGATGGGAAGGGCCGAATAGATTTCGCGGAAGCGCCGGTCGTCGAGCTTCGGGTCGATCGACTGGAGCTCGAAGAGAAGCTTCTCGCGAGGGATGGCGTTGTCGCGGCCGCGGTGCCGCTGGAGGAGCTCCATGAGCCGAACCTGGAGGTAGGCTGTGTTCATGCTCCTCCCCCCTCGCCGGCCGGCCCGGGAGCGAATCCGACGAACCGACCGTCCTTTACCAGGAGCTCGTCCAGCTGCCCTTCCGAGGCGTGGTAGAGAAGGCGCCGGCCGGCCGGCAGATAGCCCTTGGCGGCCAGCTCCTCGACCACGTTCTCAGCGTCGTTGGTCACGCTCGGATGGCGGTCCCAGGGGCCGACGTCCCGGATCACGATGAGATCGGGGGTCGTCCGGACGATGACGTAATTGGCTTTACGGATCATGATTCCTCCTCCTTTTGCCTCAGCGATCTCCGCCGTAAGCAGCACTCCCCGCTCCACCTTGGCGCCGAGGAAAAGCCCCAGGGCGAAGGCCAGAAGCAACGCCAGGCCAAGAAGAACGAAGAGCGCGTCGTCGTTGAGCCGTCTCATCACTTCACTTCCTGAAAGCAGAGCTGGTGATAAGTTTCCTCGCCGACCTGCTTGGCGCCGTCCTTCGGGAGCCACTCGCCGCACCAGCAGCAGCGGACGAGGTCCGGCCGGCAGACCGGGTGGAAATGCGCGCCGTCGTAGAATCCGGCATCGCTCGCCGACAGCCATTCGCCGCACGTCCCGCACCGGACCGCCGGCTCGAAATCCTCAGGCACAGGAAGACGCATGGGTGTCATGCCGTTGCCTCCCCTCGTTGCTCCCGCGTCCAGGCGGCCATCTTCATCCTGACCGCAGCCTCATCCAGGCCGGACCCGCGGAGCTCCTGTTCTTTTTTCCGGTACTTCTCCCAGTAAGCCTTATCGGTGGGCTTGTCGCTCTTGCCGACCTGAGGCGTATTCGACTTGGCAGGGTCCTGGTACGGTTCGTTCAGGTAGTCTTCGAAGTTGCCTTCTCGGAACAGGGTCGACGGGCGCAGGTATTTCCGCATCTTGACGTCGCGGATCCACTGCGCAGTCTTGGTGTCTATGACGTGCTTGAAGTCCTCAAACGTCCGGCCCTCAGTGATGCGGCCACGAATGAGGCGCTTGGCTTCTTCGCTTTTTCTCTTCTGGCCCGTGGTCTTGTTGAAGTACTCCAGGACCCGGTCCTGGAGCTCGACATTATCTTTTACTTTACTTTGCTTTACTTTACTTAAGAGGGATTTTTTCTGGACCTCATCCTGACCCGCTCCGGACCTTTTCAGGAGTAGTTCAGGAGGAGGTAGTGGAATATCCGATTTCGCCTCTCGGTCCGGGTTGAGATTCGGCTGCTTTTCCTGGAAGTCGGGAACGTGAAGAAAGGAGTCTCCGTTGGCCTGATAACGGATGACCAGGCCGACCTCATCCAGGTCGGTCAGGTATTCCTCGACTTTCCTTACAGGCTTCTTGAGCCGCGTGAAAACCTGGCCCGTAACGATCTCGGGATCCCCAGAGAAACAGCCGTTGATGTCCAGGTGTGTCAAGAGCCAGGTGTAGAGGAGCCGCGCGCCGTCGGTCTTGAGAAGCGCCAGCTTGCGCGACTGCGATATCGACTTGAGGATGATTCTCCCTGCAGGCATCTCAGCTTCCTTTCGGGAAATAGCGCCCGGGAGGGAGGGGTCCGGCCAAGGGGGTCAGCCGGCCCCTCCTCGCGGCTGGCGCCGTGATCGGTCTCCCGGGCATGGTTGAGGGCATCGTCAGAACCTTCGCCCCTTGTCGGCCACCGTGGTCTTCGGAAAAACCCGGATGCCGGGGATATCGGTCTGGTCCTTGACCGCCCGGACGATCTTGCCGATCGTCACCAGGTCCGGGACCAGGTACTTGCGCGGGATCTTCTCGGCGTCGACGACCTCGAAGTCCCAGGTCGTGCGGAGCGAGACGTCGGCCTGCGGCTTCTCCGGGATCTCCGGGATCGAGGCTTCGATCTCGCCGGCCTTTACCGCCGCTTCCTTGAGGACCTCGGTAGCTTTCGCCGCCTGGTCCTTGTCGACGAGTCCGGCGGCCTTGTCGACCGCCTTCTCGGCCAAACGCTTGGCTTCTTGCTCCTTGATCGACCGCTCGCGCTCCTTCTGGAGCCTGAGCCGGTCCTGCTCCTTGACGTAGTCCGCGATCTTGGGGTTGATGATGTCCAGGGCCTGGAGCGGGGGCCCGGTGAACTCCTTCTTCTTCGCGAGGAGCGACTTGTGGAGGGCGTGGGCCTGATCGATCTGCGGGTCGAAGGCGTCGTCGATCGTCCCGAGCAGCGCCTTGATGTCCAGCCTGAAGGCGTTGGCCGCGGAGAGCTCGTCCTGGTTCGTGATGGCGAGTTCCCGGGCCCGGGTGAGGACCGAGAGCGCCCTGGACTCGATCGCGGGCAGCGTGAGCGCCCCGGTCTTGATGTCGGTGACCGCCGCCCCCGCGGGCGGCGGATCGTCGGGGAAGTGCATATCGGCGGTTTGCTTGGCCATCACGCCCTCCCCGCCGCGGCGGCCTTGGCCGCCTCGGCCTTGACGTGCTCGGCCCAACTCGCAAGGTAGGCGAGCGCGGTCTCCGCCTCCGCCTCCGTCATGACGTCGAGCTCGGCGACCTCGCGGCCGTGGGCCTTCATGAGGTGGGCGGTGATGCCCTTCCAGATCGTCTCGTCCTTGCGGTTGAGGTCGTGGAGCGCCTTGATGCCGCGGAGGATCTTCTCCCTCTGCGCCGCGGTGAGCGGCTGCGCCGGGCCCTGGCCCGCCGGTCCCGCTTCTCCGGGGAAGTCGCCGGCCGGCGGTTTCTCGGCAGCCGGCGCCGGCGGGGCGGCTTGGGCCGCGGCGGGCTTCTCAACGGGCTTTGCGGCTTTGAGCCACTTCATGATCCTCGCGCCCGTGTCCTTCGAGGGCTTGAAGACCTGGCCGTCGAAGAGGCTTGTCCGGTCCTTCGAGGCGACGCAGTTGTGATCCATCGCCATGTCCAGGACCGTCGTGAACTCGTACTCCATCCCGTCGCGCTGGATCGGGGCCAGGCCGACCTTCTTCGGGGCGCTCTTGCCCTTGTCGTTGAGCTCGAGGACGTAGTCCTGCTTGGAGCGCATCGTGCAGATGACGTGCATGTCGGCCTGGAGGATCCGGGCTTTGAACCGCTCCTGCTCGGGCGTGATCGTCGCCCAGTTGGTGTAGGAGTTTCCGCCCCGGGCATCGAGCGCCGTCTTCTTGTCGAGCAACCCCCCCTCCCCCGCCCAGGCGTGGGAGATCGAGTCGACGATTAGGACGTCATAGCCCGACTTCTCGGCCGTCTCGATCGCCTCGAGGTACTTGGCGATCGTGTAGGGCGCGTCGATCTCGAGGATGTCGAACTCGAGGCCGGCCAGGGGGCCCTTGTCCATCCCCGCGTAGAGCGAGGCGGACTTGTTCTCGGTGTCCACGACCGCGATTCTCTTTCCGATCCCGGCCGCGATGAGGAGCCCGCTGAAGGTCTTGCCGGAGCCCGAGGGCCCCGTCAGCGCGATCTTCAGCCGGGCTTGTGTTCGTTCCGCTTTCCTGAATGTCATGGTCGTTTCCTTAGAACGGGATCCCGTCGTCGGCAGCGCCGGCTGCCTCTTCGCCGGGGAAGTCCGAGGCCGCCGCGGGCTTGGCCGCGGGCTTGTCGGCCGCGGCGCCGCCGTCCCGCGGCGCGTTCAGGTAGAGGATGTAGTCCGGCTGGTTCTC